GTGGACAAAATATTGGATTTTATTTTTCTTTAGATCATTGGGCGCATAGTTCCTTCTAATCGAAAGAACTTTTCTATTGCCTTCCTCTACAGTTACTATGTAGGGCAATTTTATTCCAGTTGGCTCATTTTGAGAATCAACTTCTTCAAAACCTTCTAAGTCTAAATTTACATGACACTCTAACAAAGTATATACGGGTTCGTTTCTACCTGTTTTTTTTGTGCCATCTAACTCACGTTCTTTTTTATCAAGTTCATTATTTGTGTCTGTGCCTGGTGGACCTAATTCTACATCTCTATAGAAACCATTAACTTGTTGTTTTCGTAATTCGTTTTCTGAAATTTTTACTTTATGAATAATCGCTTCCGCATCTTCTAATGAGGTAGCAGTATACGGAACGATTAATTCATCTGCTGGTACAAACTTCGATACAACTCTACCCATTGGTACATCGTAGTATACTTTTTTAAATGTTGATCCAGCTAATGGTAAATGAAATAACATAGAATCGAATTCTGATTCATACTCTTTCATTTGATCCATAATTAAATAATTCATAAAATCTTTAACACGTTGTGATTGTTGTTCGGTCTGTGGATTTTTAATACCTATAACTTGTGTTCTTACAGGTCCATCTGATGGCAATAATTCTTTATAAGCTTGCGCTTGAAACTGTGTAACAGCTTCTGCAAGAACTGGGTGAGTTGCACCACTAGCTCCTTGAAACGGTTCTGTTCTATTCTCGTATTTAAAACCTAATAAATCTAATCCTGTAATATAAGATTGTTCCCATTCTTTTCTTGAAGCTTTGTAATCCATGTAATTTTGAGTCATCTCATTACCAATCGGCTCTAAAACATCGTCAGGTAAAAGTTCTGCTAAATTATCAAAATGTGCTTCTGTTCCAGGAATGTTAACTGCACCTGGTTCGTAATCTAAAGTTACACCACCATCTTCTTCTTCAATAACCTCGATTGGTTTTTTTTCTTCTACTGGTTCCTGAACAGCAACGTCTTGAATTTCTTCTTGTGAAGGAAGTTCTTCTTTGTTTCTAGTGTTCGGGAGTCCTTTGTCTATTTCTGCCATTTAATACTCCTATACTTTCTTAACACGTTTTAATAAGCCTGACAAGCCCTGTGAATCAGGGTTCATGGATTCTAACATGGCACCTGATGGATCGCCTGCTTCTTTTGCAATACCACCACCTGCAGCTTGAAACTCGCTTATTCTTCTTGAGCCACCTGTACCTGGATCATAAAATCCTCGTTCTAACGCTCTTTGTATTTTATCTTCTGCAAACTTTGCTTCTGCTGCTCGATCTTTTTCTAGCTGTGATTCGTACATACCAAGATCAAAAAAGTCTCCAGTCTCCATTTGTGGATTTACTCTTGTAAATGGTTGCATAGCTTTTAGTACATCTTGCTCACTTGTTCTTTTGCCTGGTCTGCCAACAAAAGGTTTTGGTTGACCAATCTTGTCTAAACTACTTAGATAACCCTGGTAGACATCTGTCAGTTTATCTGCTTGTCCGTATCTTGGATCAGATTCTTTTAATTGTTCTTTCATACTTTTACCGCCTAGACCAAAAGTTAGATTAGAAATTATCTCATCTTTGTTTGCACCGGTTGCATAATCTGTTGCTGCAAAGAAACCACCAAAAACTATCTCAGGAGCGATTACTCCTGCACCTAAAATTCTTGCTGCACTAGCTGCAGCTTTTGCACCTTTAGCAGTTTTAGTAATGTTATTTATTTTTCTTATGTTTGCTTGATCTCCTGGTGATAAATTATCTCCACTTCTAACTTTTTCTAAACCTTTTCTAATACATGATATACTTGCACCGGCATCAAAGTTTATTCGACCACCTTCTTTTGCTGCCTTACCTCCACAACCAATTACTGCGTATCTTTGTAATAAATTTTTCTGTAGTGAATCTTTTCCTAGTTTTAATATTTCACTTGCTTTAGCAGATTTAGAATCTATTTGTTTTAATGTAGTTCCTGCTTCGTCTGGAGCAATAGCTATACTTGGATCAGGTAATTTTTCTTTAATCATTAGTCCTTCGCCAAAACCTGTTGCTTTAACATTTAATCTAGCTTTTGTTTTTGCATATTGAGGAAATTTTTTTCTTAACGCTCTATCGTCTTTTTGCTTTTGAGCTATCGCCATTCTTTTTTCTGAAACAGATAAATTTTTATCATTCTGTATGTCATAAATATCTTTTGATATAGCTACTATTTTTTTTTCAAAAGGATGATATTGTTTTATGTTTATATCTGCTGGTAGGTAACCTAAATTTTTTAAAGTATCTAACTCTCCTAAAGATAAGTGAGCAAGTTGCAATCCGTCTTTACCAGCTAACTTATTTAAAATAGCAGGATTTGATCTGTATAAGTCTTTAGCTTTTCTTGCTTCTGCATATTTAGATTGTTCTTCCAAAACAGGTTTTCCTGTTGTTTTAAATTTTAATTTATTTCCAAACTTATCAAGTTCTCTTCTAGTAACAAAAACTTTTGCAGGTCCTTTCTTTTTTTCAACGTTATTATATTCACTTCTTCCCTCTAAATCTTTTTTAGTCATTTCAACTG